ACACCGTTCCCGCCTTCACTACCGATGTGGCAGGAGAGACGGCGGCAATGTTGAGCGACATCGTCCCCGGCACCGCCTCTGTGTTCATCACAGCGGCATAGGTCGTGCTGAGAACGCCCGCGCCAGCTGCAGCCGCTACTGTGGCCGGACTGTCGAGGTTGCCTACTCCGACGAAGGTCGGCACGTTCTGCGACATGTAGGTATCGATGCCGCCGATCTTGCCAATCTCGCCTTGGCGGTAGGACTGCTGGTTCACCTGGGGGAGGAATTGCCCGAGTGAACCACCAGCCAGCGCCCAGTAGCTGTCGGGCGCTAGTACCGCATAACGCATGTCACCAGGGCACGCCATCTGATCGAGTCGTTCAGCCCCACGCGCGAACTTAGTGAAGCTGTCGATGACGGCGTCGGCTCCGGTTGCCGGTTGTCCAACCCAGTTCGGGATCAACGGGAACAGGTTCATCAGATCAACATCGATCTGATTGGCGAGCCTGACGAGCGCGGGCTTGATCACCCGATCGGCGAGCTGGTCGATCTTCAATGTCAGTTCGGTGGAGCTGAATTTGAAGTCCACGCCTTTCTGCGCGTTGACCGTGAGCGTGAGCTTACCCTCACTGACATCCTGCACCGGGCTGGCGGCAACAGGACCAGAGCGCACCGTAAACTGCTGCGGTTTGCGAATGCTGATGGTGTCGCCGACATCGTAGCCGTTGATTTTCTTATCAAACTCGTCTTCGTAGCCACGATAGACTTTCGAACCCATGACGAGTTCGTTCTCAAGAACTCTCACCGCAGTCTGTGCGATGATTTGTGGATTTAGGATTGTGTTGGTCATCTAAGCCGCTCCTGTTGCGGCTCGGGCCGATGTGTCACCGGTCGCTGTAACCCTGCTTTTTCGCCCAGGCGTTGACGGCGGCTAATCCTGACGGCGGCGATGCGCCGCTGCCTCTCAACGGTGTGATCGGCTTGCGAGCCTGTGTCTTCGATTTGGTTGGCGGCAGAGACAGGCGGCCTTCGAGACGCCCGATTTCGCGGGCGGCTTCCTCGGGGGAACTGCGGTTGAGCTGTGCGAGCTTGGCTTGGTTTTTTCCGAGCACGTAAGTGAGGCGATCGGATTTCTTGGACGCCAACAGCAGGCGTTCGACGTGAGGCATGACGGGAAGCGTGGCTCGCGCCATCACCTCATCGAAGTCCTTCACGCGCGATCGAAGTCGCTGCACACGTTCCTTGTGTTCCGCAACCTGACCTGACACGCGATCCTGTTCAGTCTTGATCGCGGTGGCAAAGTCCCTGCGGACCTCACGCGAAACCTGTCGCGCATCGATCTCGTATGCCAGCTTGGCGTTGGCGAAGGCGACGTAGTCGTTTCCGAAGTCCTCTTGCCGGGGCGGATCGCCGATCTTCTGCAGCACGGCATATTCGAGTGCTCGCTGCAGCTGGGCCTGATCAGAGGGTGGAGCACCGCCATCACGGCTGCGCAGCGCCTCGTTCTCGGCCTTCAATCGTGCCGCTTGTTCTCGGTAACGCTGAAGACGCTTGCCACCTTTCGGTGCCTTGTCGTCGCCTTCATCATCGTCGTCTTCGTCGTCTTCCTGCTCGTCAACAGGTTCATCGCCGAGGTCCAGCTCCTCCTGGTCGTCGGCCTTTGTCTCTGTTTGCTCGCCTTCGGGCTGTTCGCCTTCCGGCGGCTCGACAGGAGCTTCGGCTTTCTGATCACCTGCTGGCGCGTTTCCGGCTGGCGCGGTTTTCGGATCGTCGTCGTCTACCATTGTCGTCGTTCCTCATAAAAAACCGCCCCGGAGGGCGGCTCACTCATCGAAGCTGCTGGCCGATTACCGGCTGGCTCGCTCGAAACTTTGAATTGGGTTAGAAGCCTGGGATCAGCATGAACAACAGCCACGCCGCGTGGATACGGAGGCGCAGCATGAGCATCAGCGGAAAACTGCTCCCAAGAGGCGCATCGAGATCGTTGGTAAGCAGCGTAACACCATCATTTGCCGTAAGTGTGTTAGTTGAGGTGTTATCGAGTAGATGGCCCATGATCGTTATCCCACTACATACCAGTTAAATCCGTTGTAAGCCACTAGTACTTTATTAGTGCCACTGCCAAGGAAAGGTGCTCCGACATTGCTCACCCCTAACGTGCTGTCCCATACCGGAACGGTGCTGTCATTGCAGAGCAGAGATCGGTACTTCCAACCAGGAGTGGAAGGTATATTGGCTATATTCTGTCCTGTGTCGAACGAGCAGTTAATGAAAAAATTTGGTAAGTCATTAGAGTTAGTGCTCGCTAATGGTCTATACACAACGCCAGGACCAGAGCAAGTTACCTCGTAGGTGTAATAGCAGTTCGATTTTGCATTATTGCAGTCCAGGGCGGCGACGGAATAAGTTCCGGTGATCTTGCCATTTCGAAATACGTTGGCGCCGCTTGGAGCCATTATTCCACTCAACGGAACACCAATCGCCCCGTCGCTGTCGATGATAAGATTGTCAAGCACCGAGAAGCCTAGGCCCCAGATGTACATGCCGTAGGAAGCAAACGAGCGCATTCGTATATTACAGAAGTAGCTTGCTTTACACGGGGCGTTTCCCGCCGGGGTTATGTGATGCAGATTAACGTCCCACCAATCAATTGGAAAAAATCCTATTTCCATACAAATGCCGCAACGGTAAAAGTCCAAATCTCTCGCCACGATCAAACCGTTATTGGCGGCAGCTATGACTCCGGTGCCAAGATTTTGGAACGTGCAATTTTCTGTCGTTTCGATGTTACAAACGCCAATCGAATCCGTGTTTCCGCCTCCTGATCCAAAATTGCCCTTGAAAGTACAATTAGCAACACGAGCATTCTGACCGTAGAGATAAATACATATCCCGTTGTTCACTTTGAAATCGCAATAAAGGAAGCTCAGATAACTGTTAGACTGACTGTTAATGCATCCAGAACCATTCCCCGTCGTGTTGAGAGAAGATGGAGGTTCTGTGCTGGTCGGGATCACTGTGGTTTCGTTATGAAACCCCAGACCTTCAATAGAGAGCGCGTTTCTATGAGCAGCCCCCGACGGATAGTCAGGTGAGTAGAAAATGTATTCCGGCATGTTGGCGTGGAGGATCGAGCCCTTGCCAGTAGCAATGTCAGCTCCACAGCCTCTATAGATCAACATGCGGTGACGCCCCACACCCCCCACCAGCTCTGGCTGGCGTAGAGGAGACGTTATCTTATAGATACCAGGGGGAAAGAAGATGATGCCTGTGTTGAAGGTGTTGTTTATTGCGGCTTGAATAGCCGCCGTGTCGTCGTGAATATCGTCACCGATTGCCCCGTAGTCCTTGACGTTGAAGACATCAAGTAGCCGATCGGCCATCGTGCGTTCGTGGCCGACCGTATCGGGGTGCGTGGTAGCGAAGGCGAGGGCTGAAAAGTCTGGCATCACGCACTCACTGCCCAAGCAGAGCCGTTCCAGCGGACAGGAACGATATTGCTCCCCGGCGCAACGGCATTGACGGGTCTGCCTGCGTTGCTCACAGAGCCAGTCCACAACGGAAAACCGCAGTCGGAGCAGATGATTGGTATTGTGTTAATTCTTGTTGGCGATGGAGGCAATTGCGCCTGAGTAAGGCGGCCTACAGCATCATTCTCGAAGGCGGTTATTTGGATATTCGGATTGTCGCCAGCAGCATAGACCGTCCGGTTTTTGAAGATCGGCGACCCTGCAAATGGAGCATCGCTAGAACCATAAACTAGTTGGAGAATGTTGCCAGCAATAGTTCCGGTACCCCCACCGCTCATGTCGAAGCCAGTCGATTGATACCCTCCACTATACGAACACCCGATGAAGTTGGAATTTGTCACGTTGTTCAAATAGTACCCAACGACCGCATTCCCATTTTGACCTAAAGCCTGACAGTCTGTGCCGAGAAGTGAGGCATGACTCGTGTTCTCGATCGCATAAAAGCAAATGCCAAAACTCTCACCGATGGTGTTCTTTATCGTAGGTGAAATAGTGGTATAGGCACCAGCCGCTTGAATAGCCGGAGTAGCCAACGTATTATTCCACCAAGCGACAGTTGGGATATTTCCTGTTCTGATGGAAAATCCGCATTTTTCAATATCCAAATTCTCGACTGTAGCCGGTCCTCCAAGTATGACAATCCCATGTCCAGAACTGTAAACTTTAGCGTTGCCGAAAAATCCGGTGTTGAGTATTACAGCATAAGACACTCCAGCATCAGCATCGGAAAATGAATTATTATTGCCAGCTCCAGCGCCGCCGTATCCACCCTTGATCGAGCAAGAGGAGATGTAGGCGTCGTGAGCGGCACAGAAGATCCCGACGCCACTCGTGACAGTCATATTACAGGACAAGATGCTCGGAGCATCACCGCTGCCAAGATAGACACAGCCACGGCCGTTTCCAGCGGGCGAAGGTTCTGTGCTTGTAATGTTGGAGCCTGTTTGGCTGTTAAAGAAACTTATACCTTGGATTAGTTTGACTGGCGTGTTGTTGCCGTGGCCTATGTAGAGAAGATAATCATTGATCGCACCTGATATCTCAGTGCCACCGCCCTCTTCAGGCGCACCACCACCTCCTAAGAAAGTAAGAGCACAGGTGGTCGTGCCGGGGACGTTGAGCCTAGAAGTAATGGGATAGCCGTTGGGTGGGAAGTAAATGATACCGCCGTTGTTAGCTATCGCAGCGTCGATAGCCTTCTGAATAAATGGCGCATCATTGGTGGCACCCACTTGGCCTGCGCCGAAGTCCTTCACATTGAAGACGTCACTCAGCCGAGCGGGCATTGTGCGGTTGACTGCGCCGAAGCCCGTTGACGGGAATGCAAAATCAATAAACCTTTGGTCAGCAGGCATGGCTTAGAACACCCCAAAGTAGGTGTGCTGATTGTTATACATCTGTGTCAGCTGGGTTCCGGTAAATGCCGGAGCAGGCCATATACCCGCTTCTGCCATGAAACCGTCTAAGTGATCGGAGGTTGGATTGCTGCCCATGAAAAGATCAACGCTTGAGACATTAGCCGTTCCACAATTCGTTCCGCTAATGGGCGTTTTATTATCTACTTGGAGAGTGTCAGATGTGCTGCCGATAAAGACCGACTGCATATTATGCCATGCTCCATCGGTTGCTGTGAGTTCGGTTTGACCTGCAGCGCCGCCATTGTACATATAGACTTGATTAGCAACATTATTTGCATTCGTAGTGAGAGTACCTGCGTTCAAGAAGCCATCATACTGACCTGTTGTAAACGTCCGTTTGAACACCGAATTGAAAGTAGCTGGCAAATTGATAGAAAAGGTGGCGGAGCCAAGCTCCAGATATTGGCTGGAAGCACGAACAAAAACTATATTTGGAACAGTGAGGCCGTTGCCGGTTGATACAAATGTAGGTCTGTGAGTTAGGCCGTCTAAATGTGTTCCATGTCCTGTTTGATCGTAAAGGGTTTGTACGTAGTACGGAGCAGCATTACTAAAGAACGCATCGGCAAAATTCAAAGAGCCGTTGCTGAGAAGATGAATATCTGTCCCGTTCAAGAAGGAGGCATCCAACAAGCGGACCGCCGCGATGCCACTGGAGGCTGCGGCGGCATTATAGGCGCGCAAGCCCCACCAGCCGACAGCGCCGCTGACAATATCGCCGGGGCCTTGATAGCCTGCAGCGGCGGCGACGAACGGCGCGCGGATCGCACCGAGGGCTCTGCGATGGTGAAACATCAGGTGAAGTTCCCGGTGGCAATCACCTTGACGCCAGCAAGTGTGATGACCGTCCAACCCACGCCTGTGCTCAACAAACCGAGCGGAACGTAATAGGTGCCGACGCCTGCACCGACGGCATTCGGCAGAACATCCATGGCGGTGCCCGAGCCGTCCTTGACCTGAACAAGCGAAGTGGCAGGCGTCCCAACGATACAGATCAAGCCTTCGATATAATCGCCAACTGCTCCGGTAGACCCCAGCATCGCGGTAGTCGAAGCGGGGACCGCTTCATATTCAAAGCCACCGGAGACGGTCGGGACGCCGCCCGCGACAAGCGCTCCGAGCTGCGAAGCATCAATCGTCACCGGGATGCGCTTGCCTGTGGCGTTGTCGGTGTCGTTGGCTGTGCCGTCAGGCCCCCATGTCAGCTTGACCCGTGGATATTTGACAGACGCGATGTCATCATTGGCGAAGACTTCGGTACCAACGGAGACGGGAAGGGTGCTGTTGTCGGCCATGTCAATATTGTCCTGCTGCGAAGAAGTAAGTTTGGACTGCGGTGGAGCCTATGCCCGTCGTCCAGGCGACGGAGTTGTCTGTGCTCGTGGATGCCGTATTCGGGTTGCCAGCGAGGTCGGTGACTGATGCGGCTGGAATGCTGGCCACCACATTGCCGTTTGGTGCCGCCATGCCGGTGACGGAAACGGTATAGGTCGGGCCAGTGCCGCTGATGGCTGCGGCCAGCGTGCCGCCAACGGTGGATCCCGTGAAGCTGATATCTGCCGCTGTGAAGCCGGTGACGGTTTCGCTGAAGACAACGGTGAACAGGATCGGGCTAGTGTTAGCCGGATCGGCCTGACCCGCAGCCTGATTGATAGTGACGGTCGGTGCGGTGACGTCGGGCGTCCACGTAACGGTGTTATCGGTGCTGGTCGAGATTGTGGACGAATTACCGGCGAGGTCGGTCGCAGCCCCGGCGGGAATGTTGGCGATGACCGTGCCGCCCGTGGTCATGCCGGTGACGCTGACGCTGAAGGTCGCGGGACCGCCGCTGACCACCGGCACCTTGGTGCCGCCTGCGGTTCCGGTAATAACGACGTCACTTGCAATGAAGCCGGTAACGGCTTCGCTGAACACCGCAGTGAATAGGATCGCGCCGAAGGTTGCCGGATCGCTCTGACCGGCGGCCTGATTGATGGTGACGCTCGGTGCCGTGGTGTCGAAGGTGACAAAGACAGCAACCGATCCCGGCGAGGGCGTGCCGGTGGCGTCGACCGCCGCGCCGGGGAGGATACTTATCGCGACCAGCCCGTTGCCGGTCATGCCAGTGACGGCGACGTTGTAGACCGAAGGACCACCCGTCACGGCCGCTGCGAGCGTGCCACCTACGGTGCTGCCGACGAAGCTCACGCCTGCATTGGTGAAGCCGGTGACAGGTTTGTTGAACGTGACGGTAAAATTCATCGGCCCGGTGTTGACCGGGTTGCCTTGGCCAGCCGCGAGGGAAACCGTCACGGCCAAGCCCGCCGCAGGTTTCGGCATCAGGTTCCTGACCCGCAGTGGGCGGTTATATTCTTCCTCTAGGTCGTCTAGATAGGCCTGGACTGCGTCAGCCAATGGGGCCTCCTGGGCCTACCGGTGGCCCGCCAGGAGCTTGCGCGCCTGGGGGTGGCGCAGCTGGCATGCCCGCCAACAGATCGCCCAGTGCCGCACCTGGGGGCGGTGGAGGAGGTCCTGGCGGCGGTGGAGGAGGTCCAGGCGGCATCGGAGGCTGGCCGCCACCGTTTGCCATCTGGGCAATCTGCCCAACTGCCTGCTGCAGCTGCGACACCGCCTCGATCAGAGCGTCAATCTGCTGCTGTTGCTGCTCGTCAGTGGGCGGCGGGGTGGTGGCGATCGCCATGTCGTGCTGGCGCTGCGCGGCGTTGTCGAGCATGTCCATGCCCTGTGCATGCATGGAGTGAGCGTGGGTGACGACGGCGGTCTGAGCGGCGAGCCGCGCCTTCTCCAGCTCGGCGTTGACCTTGGTCAATTCCACCTGAATTTTCTGCTGATCGAGTTGCAGCTTGCTTGCGTTCAGCTGTGCCTTGCCAGCGAGGTCCGCTTTCTTCAGCTCCAGCTCCTGCGCCTGCACTTGCTCCTCAGGTGTCGGCGGCTTCGGCGGTTGTGGTGGTGGCGGCGGCTCGCCCGACTGCGCTGCCTCTAGTTGCGCGACCTGGGGCGGCAGCAGCAGTCGCATGCGCTTGGCGATACGATCGGCAAGCGGGAAGTCCTGGCCCTGCACAAACAGGTCCGCAAGCAACGGTGCGGACTGCGGGCCGAGCGCCTGCATCAATGTCTGAATGCCCTCGCGCGCCTCTTCGCGTTTCGTGCTGTAGCTCGGCCCCATCTCCACCGACACCTGATAGCTGCCGGTGGTGAGATCATTCATCAGCACAGTGGCGATGCCGTCGCCATTGGGATCAACGATCGGCGTGTTGATCTGAATTTTGCTCATCTTGCCGTCATCACCGACGACCCGCAGCGAGCGTTCGTTGTCGTAGATATGCGGAATGAGATCGACGATGATCTGCCCGATGCGCTCGATGCTTCTTCCGAAACTCTCGATGTAGACGAACGTGCCGGTGTCGCCCTCGCGCTGGCGCGCGACGATCGCCTTGCCCGACGTCTCCTGCGCTGGCGCGCCCAGCGACGACGGATAGATGCCGGTGACCGCGCTCATCTCTTGGGTGGCGACGTTGAGCAGCTCCTTGATGCCCTGGCTGGCAACCGGCGGCGGTTCGCGCTCGGGTGGTCGACCACCATTCAACGGATCTGGGTCGTACTCGAGGAACGGCCAATTGCGGGTGTTGGCCGTCTCCCATTGATCCAGATACTTTTCGAAGTTGACGCGCGTGCCTTTGAACGGTGCCTTCGGCTGGAGTGCAACGGCCTCCGCGTCAGCGGAGATCGCGTAGTTGAACAGGCGCTGCACGTCCTTGAGCACGCGCACAATGCCGCGCCGCACGACCTGTCGGCCGATTTTGATTTCCTCGCCGACGAACGGAATGATCGGAATGTGCATCCCCGGCCACTCGTCGGGACCGTCGAGTATTTCGGTCGCCGACATCACGAAGCGTTCGATGCGATAGCTGTCGCGTTTCTCGATGCGTGCGCCGCCCGCCACCGCGTCGGCGCGTTTTGGTCCCATCTCGGGGCCGAGCTGCGGGCGCACCGGAAACGGAATGACGTTTTCGCCCAGGTTGCCGAGCAGATCGAGCGGCTCGAAATAGTCGCACAGCATGTCGGCGCGCACCGGGTCTTGGATCGTGGTGCAATGGCTGGGCGCGCGGAACATGGTGCAATTGCCGCAGCGCCGCTCACCTTCGGCTTGTCGGTAGTCGGCCTCGTCCTTCTCTGGCTTATCCTCTTGCGCTGGACCGTAGTCGTCAGTTTCCTCGTAGGGCACGTCGCCTTCGTAGCCGATGTCTTCCTCGGCCTGCGGATCGTACTCATCATCGGTAAGATCAACGATCTGGCCGCTGGGATAAACCGCCAGCTCGCGCTCGATCGGAACCTTGCGCCAGTATTCGGTCACCCGCACACTGTCGTCGGTCCACCAGCCCTGCCAGCTATCGTGTGTCGTCAGCGGATCATCGAAGGATTTATTCTTCCAGCGCAGCTCCGCTGCCTTGCGGTTCATGTCGACCGGCACGAAACAGTAGTTGGCGTCCTTGCGGGTGGGATGGATCGCGTCTGGGTCCCACACGACGGCAATGCCATCTTGGATCAGCATAATGCCGATCTCTTGGTTCGCAGTGGTACCGGCGGCGTATTCGGTGAACACGCGGCAGTGTCCCATGCCTGCGGCAACCATCTGATCGGCAGCGCTGAAGTAGCTCGCCTTGGCGTCTGATCGACGCTCAATGTAGCGCACCATTTCCGGCAGCACGTCGGTGCTGACCATGTCGTCGGCTTTTTCGTCCACCGGCACGACGTGGATCGAGGGTCGCAGCTGACGGATATCGCCGGTCACTTGTCGCACGAATTGCGGACACTTGTTGACGGTGAGCACCGGGCGTTGCTCGTCGCGGCGCTGGCGCAGCGCGACGCCGTCCCATTGCGCTTCTTCCTCGCTGAGGAAACGCAGATCGTCGTAGGCGGCGCTCTGGTTCTGCCGCTCCTTCTCCCATGCCTCTTCGTAACGCTCGGCGGCTTCCTTGTGGACGGCTTTGAGGTCGGTGGCGTCGGCGCTTTCCGGTGGCAGATCGCTCTGCCCAGCAGGCACGCGATCGTCGGCTTCCGGCTCGGCAGGCGTTGTCTCTGACTTCGCCGCGACGGCATCATCAGCGGGTGCGTTGTTGCGCGCCCGCCGTCTGCGCTTGCGATAGGCCATCGATTACGCCGCCATGTTTTCTTCGCCAGGGATGAACGCCGCCATCATGGTGCCGTTGGTTTGCTGGAAATTTGGGAGCGCATAGAAGTGCAGCAGCACGGCACAGCCCAGATCGTTGGCAAGCGCCTGCGCAGAGGCGCGGTAGTGGTCGAGCTTGTACTGGTTGTCCTCGTAAAAGATGTTCTGCCAGAAATCATCCTCAGGCGGATGAGCTTCTGACCCTGGCTCGCGGCCAGGATTAAACACCTCGGCGGCTGGCAACGGCTGCGGTGCTGGTGTGCGTAGCTTGACCTCGTCGGCCATTTGGGCCTCCTTGCGTTCAGGTTTCCTGTATCGTAGAATTGCCCCATGAGTGCAGTGACACAGGGCATCAGACGGCGGCTGGCCGGTGAGCTGCCAGACGGCGATGGCATCTACTACTGGGTGGACGACGTCCTGGCCGCAAACGGCTTGCCGTTGATCAACAGCCATACCGGCGGACATGACCGAGACTACATCGGCTTCCTATACGACCTGATGGAGCAGATGCTGCGGCTGGATGACGCGACCAACGCAGACAGTGCTGCCGAGGTCACCTTCATCGAGTGGCAGATCGATTGGATGATCTACCGGGCGCGGCAGCGGTGGCTGATCAGTAAGTAGTCGGCTCGGACGATCGACCGAGCAGCGCAGCGGCGGTTGGACCGCCCACCAGTGGCACCAACCAATGTTCCAGGCCCTGCAGGCCTTCGTCTCTCACCTGTTCCGGTGATTTTTTGATGCCTTGTTTCTCAAGGTCTGCGGAGCGGCGCGCGATCTGCTGCGCCTGCAGCTCCAGCTTGGGTGCGCCGAGCGCAGTCTCGACGCCGGTTTGCGGCCCAAACATCGTCCAACCGACGCCTTGCGCTCCCACCGGGTTCATACCGGCTTGATCTACCATGCGCTGGTAATGCGGCAGGATCGATGCCAGCTCGGGCGGCGTGATCGAGCCTTGTATTTCGTTCAGTGTTTTTGCCGTTCGCACATCGCTCATTCCAAGGCTACGCGCCATCATCGCGTCGAGCGTCGGTATCTGCCAGCTGTAGCCGGTCTGCGGCACACCCGCTGCATTGACGTATGGCGTTGTCTTCGGCGTATCCATCGGGACGCCCGCGAGGATGTCCCATAATCCGCTTGTCTGTGCGCCATGTGCCAGATGTCCCGGTACGCCCTGCAGGCGAGCCTCAATATCGGGCGGGATTGGCACGCCCTTCTTCTTCGAACCGTACTGGATGTATTCCGGCAACCATCCTTCTTTCGCGGCCTGATAAGCGGTGGTCCCACGATGGATTTCGGTGAGCACATTTGATCCAGGCGAGTGCGAACCCTGGAAGCCAGCAAATTGCGGATATTCCTGCAGCGCCCTTTGCGTGCCTACCACCCGTTCCATCTGCTGGAATAGCGGGTCTTGAATGTACCAACCGTAGCCGCCTTGCATGAGGCCGGGATATTTCCGCGCCTCGGTCAAAGCATCGACATAACGCTGCACGTTTTGCGGCGTCATCACCTTGGCGATCGCCGCCTCGCTGCCCTTTGTGGGCTTCATCGTCGGCGGCGGCAGATTGCCGAGGCCGGTCTTCTCGCGCTCCAGCGCCATGTCGAAGAGGTCGCCACGCGAGACGCCAAACAGCCGCTTGAGCATCGGGTCTTCCGGCCCGACGCGGCTGGCAGCAGTCGCCGCGATCTCGCGCGGATCGCCGTAGATGCCGGGGAAGATCGAGCGTGTCGGATCGTTGATGAACTGCGCCGGGTGACGTCCTGCCTTCGCCAGCTCCTGCAGCATCTGCATGTCGTCCCAGGTGCGCGTCTGCACACCGGACGTGCGTCCTGGCGGGTTGGCGACCATGCCGACGATGTCGGGTTCGCCGGGACCGCCGACGCGGAGGTCTTTCATCCGCCCCGGAATGTTTGGTGTCTTGCCGGGGAAGGCAGCGAAGTCGGCTGGGTTCCAATCTTCCGGTGCAAACTTAGGATTGAACGGCAGACGCGCGACTTCCTTGAAACCAGCTTTCCCGTAGAGCGCAGGCAGAACGGTATCGTAAGCATCGAGCTTGGTGCCGCCTGCTTGCACTCCCTTCGCAGCCGATGCCGGTCCCGCACCGCTGAACGGCGCATCGGGATGCTTCGCCACCGACACGATGTCGCCATCCGGCATCACGGCGACGGTCGCGAGCTTGTCCTTGGTGGCAAACAGCCTCGCGCCCTCCTGGGCGTAGTCGCCGATGTCTTTCAGTGTGACGGCGGCACCGTGCGGGCTTGCCTCTTTGATTGCCTTCACTGCTTCGTAGAATGTTTTGGCGGCATCTGGGCCGGTCAACTCCTTGAGCATTCCCGGCTTGAGCACCTTTGCTGCTGCGCCGAGCGTCGCGGCTGTGATCGCCTTGGCCCCACCCACCGGAGCCAGCATGCTGGCGAGATCGAACGCCTCGGCCTGCGCGCCCTGCAGGCGCGGGTCCACCACCGACGGCACTTTGCCGGTCAGCGGCGGGATGAGCTGTCCCTGCGGGCCGATCGCACCACCAGCTGCGCGCAGGCGTTCGCTGTATGGCGTCTCGGGCTCGGTGAGGTAGCTGGTCAGCTCGGGCGAGAGATAGCTGCCGAGTGTGCGCAGCAGATTACGCGGGCCTGCTGCGTTCGGATTGTCCAATCGTCCGACGTTGCCGCCGAGCTGCGCCAGGGTAAGTCTATCTGGCACGGCGTTGCCCTAACGGTGCAAACTGCAGCGGCCTGCCCTCACCGAAGCCGAGCGGTGCAGCCTTGGCCGGTTTGGCGGGCGTGAAGTCGAAGCCCGCCAGCAGGCGGCCCAGGCTGAAGCCCTCTTCCTTCTTCTTCAGCTCCTCGGGATTGGTGGTGGCACCTTGCGCCACCAGATCTGGCCTGACGTAGCCGACGCCGCCGGTGGCAGGACTGACCGTCGTGTTCCAGCCGCCTGATGTCAGATCGGTGGCGTCCATGCCGAGGGGGCCTGCGAGGCCAATCGCGGTCGTATCTGGGCCGGTGTAGCCGACGGCGCGCGCGTAGGGCAGGTCTTGGCGCTCGATGCCGCCGCGCTCCGGGTTGCTGCCGCCGCCGATTGACGAAGTCTGCGGGCCACCTGCAAATCCCACTTGGCGGCCGGTGCGCGGATCAAAGCTGGCATTGCCGGTGGCAAAATTTGCCGGATTAGCTCCCGCGAACAGGGCCGGATCGGTTTCGTAGTTGCCGACCGGGCCGCGATAGCCGGTCGTGGTCGACGGGAAATACGCCCGGTTGGTGAGCGTGTAGTCGAGCGGCTCCCCGCGAGCGGCGGCACGATCGAGGACCAGCGCATCGTACCAAGCTCTCCGTTCGGGCGAGGCGGTTGGTCCGATCTCTGCGGAGCGATTGCGCGCCAGTGTGGCGGCCAGCCCCGGATTATCCTCCAGGGCGCGTTGCAGTCGCTCGCGGGTGAGCATCAGTGAAGACGCGTCGCGTGCCTGCACTGGCAGGCCTCCTGGCGAGCCGCGTCCTGGCCCGATGACGCTGCGCGGGCCGAGTGCGCCAATATAGGGTGCGGTGGGTTCGCCGCGATCTGCGCCCAGGCGATCGAGCGTGTTGAACACCGGCCCTGGCGGGAACGTGCCCGCAGCTGCGCCGATATTGCCCAGCGTATTGCCGCTGCCGATCGGCAGCATCCAGCTGGGGACCGGCATGTCAGAGCCTTATAAATCCTGCGGGCCAAGTGTATTCCGGCGTGCGCTGACGCTGCCGCAGCTCCTCCTGATATTTCTGCTGCTCCTGTAGGAACAACTGCAGGGCCTGGGCGCGCTCCTGCTCGGGTGTAACGGGCGCACCAAAACGATCAGCAAACGGCGCGGGCGGCAGGTCGCGATATTTCTGCCCCATGCTGGCGAGCGTCGCGCCTCCTTGCGCTGCGCCGAGCTGTGCGAGTGTGTTCATTCATACCAGCCGCTATAGCTGCCGTAGAGCGCCAGCAGCACGATAAACGCGATCAGCACGGCGAGCGTTGCAAAGGCGAACTTGGTTTGGCGGTCCATCATTGTTTCAGCCGTGTAGAGGCGGTCCAAAGACTTTCCACCCGAGCAAGAGAAACAAGATGAACAGCAGCAACGTGCTGCCGACCGGCCCGT